GATCGAGTCGGCATTCGAGGCCGGCGATCGGCGGTATTTCCACGTCCCTTGTCCGCATTGTGGCGATAGCCAGACGCTTCGATGGTCGAATGTGATATGGGATGAGGGCAAGCCGGAGACGGCCCGGTATGCGTGCGAATCGTGTGGCGCTTTATGGAATGATGGCGAGCGAATTTCCGCGATACGAAAGGGCGACTGGGTTGCGAGCGATTCATTCACCGGTCACGCGAGCTATCATCTCAACGAGATGTATTCTTGCTTCCGAAAGCTAGGCGATATTGCCCAGAGCTTTCTGGAGAAAAAGCACACGAACGATTTACAAACGTTCGTGAACGTCAGCCTGGCGGAAACCTGGGAAGAACAGGGAGAAGGAGTCGAGGAACATGTTATCAAGCAACGCGCTGAGGACTGGGGCGATAAGGTGCCGGAACAGGTTGCAGTTCTGGTGGCTGGTGTGGACGTCCAGGATGATCGTCTGGAGGTTGAGGTTCTGGGTGTGGGCCGCGACCTGGAGCAGTGGAGTGTCGACTATCAGACGCTCCAGGGCGACCCATCGAGCCCGGCCGTCTGGGAGCATCTAGATTCGATCCTGTTTGCCGAGTATGAAACTCATGACGGACGGCTTCTCAACGTTCGCTCGACCGCCGTCGATACCGGCGGCCATCACACCCAGGCGACTTATCGCTACATCAAGGGCCGAGAAGGTCGCCGGGTTTTCGGCGTGAAGGGTGTCGGCGGCGAGGGCAAGCCGCTAGTGGGCCGCCCGTCCAGGAACAATATCGGGAAGATTCACTTGTTCCCTGTCGGGTCGGACACGGCGAAGGAAGCTGTTTTCGGACACCTTCGCATCGCCGATCCTGGGCCAGGTTATTGCCATTTTCCGGCGGACCGACCGGATGAGTATTTCGAGCAGCTAACCGCGGAGCGGCGGGTCACTCGATATGTTCGCGGACACGCCAAGCGGCAGTGGATCAAGAAGCGGGCTAGAAACGAGGCCTTGGACGTTCGATGTTATGCTTTGGCCGCCCTGTCGATATCTGGTATCAATGTCAATACAATAGCCGATAAAATGCTGGCACAGGCAAAGACCGAGAATGTCGAGAGCACGGAAACGGTGCCGGATGCCCGGCGCAGGATGCAGCGAAAGCGCCCTGGCGGTTTTGTAAACAACTGGAGAGCTTAATGGCGAACCGATTTGACCCGGTATCCGCGCCCCAGGGCGAGCCGACCGAAATTATCGCGGGCGATCTGGTTATCTGGCGGCGGGACGATCTGGCCGTTGAATATCCGACCGATTCCTACTCACTTTCTTATTCTTTCCAGTCGATAAAGCAGTCATCGACGTCTGGAAACAATTTCGAGATCACCGCCAGCGAGGACGATGCCGGCTACTATGCTGAGATTGATTCGGCCACGGCGCTGGCGCTGACCGATTTCGGTGATTACGGCTGGCAGGCATATATCACGCGAACCAGCGACTCGGCGCGAATCACGGTCGGCCAAGGGCGGCTGACGATCAAGACCGATTTTGATTCTCTTAATCAGGACCCGCGCAGCCATTCCGAGATTATGCTGGCGAAAATTGAGTCGATACTTGAGGGTCGGGCCGATTCGGACGTGGCCAATTACTCGATTCAAGGCAGATCACTCGTGAAAATCGCCATCGAGGACCTGATGAAATGGCGTGATTATTATCGGTCTGAGGTGACCAGGCTCAAGCGCGAGGAAGATATCAAGCTCGGGCGATCGGTCCCGTCCACGATCAAGGTGAGATTCTGATATGGGCATTCTGGATATCTTCAAACGCGATCAAAAGCAGATCAAAAAGCGCGGATATGACGGCGTTAATGCCGGTCGTTTGTTTTCGGACTTTGTAACGTCGCAGAAGTCGGCTGATGCCGAGCTTCGCTATAGTCTCCGAGCGCTGCGCGATCGCTGTCGCGAGCTGTCGCGGAACAACGAGTACGCCCGACGGTATATCAACCTTCTCAAGACCAACGTGGTCGGCGAGCGCGGAGCCCAGCTCCAGGTCAAGGCCGTGAATACTGACGGCAGCATGGACCAGATCGCGAACCGAATCATCGAACAGGAATGGAAGCGGTGGGGCCGGACCGGAAACTGCACGGTCGATGGGCGCTTTTCGTTCGCTGACGCGCAGGCCATGGTAATTGAGTCGCTGGCGCGGGACGGGGAGTGCATCGTCCGCCTGGTGAACTATCCGGGAAACCGGGATCGTTTCGCCCTGGAGTTCCTTGAGCCCGATGTAGTGTATGAGGAGAAGAACGAGAAGCTCGCCAACGGTAATCAGATTCGGATGGGCGTTGAAATGGACCCGTATCGCCGTCCGATCGCTTATCACGTCCTGACCGAGCACCCTGGCGACGTGACGTATAGCACTTATGCGCGACGCACCCAGCGCATCCCGGCGGAGCAGATTCTTCATCTATACCTGCCGGAGCGAGCCCAGCAGACCCGTGGCGTGCCGTGGATGAGCACTGCCATCAACGCGCTCAAGATGCTGCACGGATACCGCGAGGCGGAGCTGGTGGCGGCTCGAACCGCGGCCTCGAAAATGGGGTTTTTCACGTCTCGCGCTGGAGACGGATTCCAGGCTGACGATTTCCAGGGCGACATCCCGATCATGGAGGCCGAGCCGGGCAGTTTTCATCAGCTACCTCAGGGCGTCGACTTCCAGCAGTTCGATCCGCAGCACCCGACTTCGGCTTTCTCGGATTTCGAGAAGTCGATTCTTCGCGGCATCGCGTCAGGCCTCGGTATTTCATATCACTCGCTGGCGAATGATCTGACCCAGACCTCGTATTCTTCGATCCGTCAGGGAACGATTGAGGATCGCGACTTCTACCGTTATCTCCAGCATTTCATGATCGAGCACTTCATGCTGCCGGTCTACCGTCAGTGGCTGTCTCAGGCTATGACCATCGGCGTGGTCAATCTCCCGATCGGCAAGTTCGACAAGTTCGCGGACGCGGCGATGTTCCGGCCGCGGGGTTTTCAATGGGTCGATCCACAGAAGGAAATCAGCGCGAATGTCATCGCGCTCAATAACGGCATCATTTCACTCCAGGATATCGCCAACAACTACGGCCGCGACCTGGATGACATGATGGCGACGATTGCGAGAGACAAGCAGACCGCCGAGAAGTACGGTTTGCAGTTCGCTCATGAACCGTTCGGCGGCGGGCAGGGCCCATACGGCCCGGCGAAGGTCAATTTGCAGACAGGTGAGCCATTCAACGATATGGCACCAGAGGAGCCCGATGATGGCGACTGATTTCCCCAACCAGGGCGACGATTTCAAGATCACGCTGAGGAACAGTGAATACCCGCAGTTCGACCGCGATTTTGCTGAGAACATCCAGGAGTTCAACCCGGAAATCTGGTCGGCTGGCGGGAACATCCGCGGGAACGAGGCGTTTGAGCTTTGGGGTCAGGCCCGCGACGGCTCCGAGGACCCCGAGGTCCTGGACTGGATCAAAGAACGAGAGGCCTGGGCGGCTCGGCATTTCGACAACGGCAGCCAGTTTGCCGACGGTGACCTGGAGCCCAATATGTCGAATGTGGCCGGAGTGGTCGCTCAGATGAAATGGGGCGTCATCGGGACGATTGGCGAGCAGGGGATGAAGGACGTCATTCTGGAGCTGGTAAAGAAGCTAGAGGGCAAAAAAGAGGATCGCCAGCTATCTGATGAAGTCGAAGAAGGCCTTGCAAACAAGCGCGACGAGCATAACGAGGAGGTCGGTGACGACGAGATGCGCCGGGCAACGCTGCCGATGCTCCGCCAGGTTTTCGAGCGCGGCGTCGGTGCCTATGAGACCAATCCCGCGTCAGTCCGTCCTGGCGTATCCGGGCCGGAGCAGTGGGCTTATGCGCGGGTCAATTCTTTCCTTTTCGCGCTTAAAAACGATCGTTTCCAGGGCGGTGAGCATGACACCGATCTTTTCCCTGACGGACACCCGATGGCGGGCGATGAGCGCGGAAACTACAAGGACGAGCGCCCGTATCCGAACGAGCACGCCGCTAGGATCAACGATCCTGACAAATACGACACATTCCGGCGGGACGCGAATGCTGGCGGCGATGGCATAGATTTCATCTATGGTATATTCAGCCGAAATGATGAACGCGTTTCGGAAATCCAGAGTGTGAGATTCGACGCGGATCGGTACACTCGGCAAGAATCTATGGATTGGTTGGCGGATCACAATATGGAACCGATCAAGTTTGAGGAAGCGGTGGGAGAGCGAGCCGAGCGGGATACGGAGATGCCCTGCCCGCCGGCCACCCAGAATGTCGATCTCAATACCGAAAACCGTGACCGCGCCATCCGCATGTTCAATTACGGGCCGCTCAATGTGGACGAGCCAGGCGATTACTGGGAAAACGTCGCTGAGTATTGGGACACAACGGTCGAGGCCGCTCGGGCGTCAAAATGCGCGAATTGCGTCGCTTTCGACATCTCTCAGCGGATGAAAAACTGCATGCCTGGCGAAACGTCAGATGATGATGGCGAACTTGGCTATTGTTGGATGCACCATTTCAAATGTCACTCGGCTCGGACTTGCCATACTTGGGCGAAAGGTGGTCCGATTCAGTCTGACGAAACATCCTATGAGTGGCAGACAAACGCCTTCGGGGGCAGCGAAGAAAGTCAGGAGTCGGGCGATATGGGCATTGAGATGGGTGAAAATCGGCACATTGTCGAGATCACTGAGGATGAAGAATCCATCCTGGTCAAGTTTGCAAAGGGCGCTGAGTTCGAGGGCATTAACATCATGCCGGAAGAAGTACAGGACGCCGAAGAAGAATCTGGCAGCGAGATCGAGGTCGAGCGATTTTCAAAAACTGAGACCCTGCATCGCGCCGAAACAATGGACCCCGAGACGATCGACGATCGCCGGGTTCGCATGGCGGTGAGTTCTGAGATGGCGGTTGAACGTGGTTATGGCAAGGAAGTTCTTGACCATAGTCGCGGCAGCGTTGATCTTGATTTCATGAATTCTGGCCGAGCGCCGCTTCTACTGGATCACGATCCTGAGCGGCAGATCGGTGTTGTCGAATCGGTAGACCTTGACGAGCAGGCCGGCCGTCTCCGAGCTGTTGCGCGTTTTAGTCGAAACGCGCTGGCGAGCGAGGTCTATGACGATGTGGTGGATGGTATCCGCGGGAATGTTTCCATTGGTTACCGTGTCACCAAAATGGCCCGCGATGAAGGGAACATGGATGTGTTCCGGGCAACTTCATGGCAGCCGCTCGAAGTCTCGATCGTTTCCATCCCAGCCGACCAGTCAGTCGGCGTGGGGCGTGCGCACGAGAGTTCACCTGCAACCGAAACCGAAAGTTCAGTTCCTACCGTGGAGGTAAACGAAATGGAACAGTCTAACGATACGGTGCGCCAGGAAGCACTTTCTGCGTACCAGAAGGAAGTCGGCGAGATCATTGATCTCGGCGTCCGTCACAACCGTCGCGACCTGGCTGACGATGCCATCCGTAAGGGGATGGGTCTGACGCAGTTCCGTGGCCTTCTCCTGGACAAGATTGCGGACAAGCCGCTTGACGCCCCGGAGATCGACATGAGCGAGAAGGAGCAGCGTCAGTATTCGCTGATGAATGCCATCCGTTCTGCCGCGAATGGTCGCCTCGATGGGTTTGAGGCCGAGGTCTCCCAGG